TTATCATATATCATCGAAAAGAAATTCAATATGCTTTGAAATATTTTATCTTTGTTTTTCAAAAGAAAACCGAAAAATGAAGGCCGCCCTTCAGTCCAGGCAATCAAATCCTCAATGATTAAAAATACTGCAGCAATAGCGGCGCCTATTAAAATTGGCCCTAGTAAAACCGAACGCCAGGCAACAATTGCAGCTTTGCTTATAGCGTAAAACCCTTTTACTACATCAACTATTGCCATTGCCATGCGGCCTAAAAAGAACAATCCAATAAGGCCAGCAAGGGCTTTTAATACCGTAGCAAATCCGCCAATTGATTGTGTGACTTTATCGATGGCAACAATCATTGTCCGAAAAACGTAATAAACCGCTGTTACAACACGCCATAGATTTTTGAGATATTTTGTTAAAATTTCAATAAAATTTTGCAACCTTGTTTTCAATAATTCCCGATTGGATTTAATCCAATTTTTCATATCTGTAAGAATATCGGAAACAACCGGAATTAAACCCGAACCGATAACGTTTACAACACCTTTTATTGTTGCTAGCAATGAATCTAAATTATCATTAAAACGCGCGCCGGATTCTATTGCGGAATCATTCATCACGATGCCAAGGTCAATGGCCTCTGCGCCTAAATCGCGCAAACCTTGAGACCCGTTATCCAACATTTGCAAAAATTTGTTTCCAGACCGGCCAAAGATATTAAGGGCCATTGCTGATTTCTCAACACCCGGCGGCAATCTTTTAAAAGCATCGGCTAGGGAATATAGAATTTCATCAGGCCGTTTGATTTTTCCGGCGGCATCAAGAGCTGAAACCCCGAGGGTTTTAAATGTTTTAGCTGCCTCGGAATTTGCATCTTTAGCGTCGTAACTCGCGCGTGCAAGGAATTTTAAACTATCGGCTAGTTCTTCTTGGCTTGATCCGGAAAGCTGCGCAGCGTACCCGAGTTTTTGTAATTCTTCATATGATATGCCGCTTGCAATTGATGTATCTCGAATAGCATCGGCAGCATTTGCGGTCGATTTCGCAATCCCAAAAATTGAGGCAGCGGCTGCAGCGGCTGCAGCGGAAACAGCTATAAAACCGGCCTTGAGATCTTCAATAGCGGTTTCCATTTTTTTTAACGGCGCCTCGTCAACATCGAATCCAAATTTTATAACTAACTCGCGTATCGTCGCCATCATCGTCCCTTTCGCGATTGCCTTGCCGCAAATTCTTCGGCCTCGGCTTTTATATCCAAAGCCTCATTTGCGTCAGCCAGGTCGTCTATTGACCAGTGAGTTTCTATTTCTGCAAGGGTCGCAATTTTTGCCGTTACTGGTCTCCATATCGCCCATTCTATATTACACCGCCCTTGATTGTAACCGGCGTCCGCTATTTTTTGAGGCCGCCGATATCTGAAAAAAAATCCTTATAATTAACCTCAATAATAAATACTAAAATATTCATTAACTCTGATAAATTACCAGAATAATCTAAGTCAAAATTAATAGGTTTATTGTTTCTTGTCGTGCTTGTGAGCAATTCCTTGACGGTCGTCTCAAAAGTGTTTTCATCACATTCTTCAAAAAACGTCTGAATAGCAACACCGATATTTTCTAGTGATATTTCTTTATCTAATAGTTTTCCTTTATCGGAATTTGCAATTTTAGAAAGTGGCCCGGAAATATATTTTCCAAGGCGATGTAACATTTTTATACCCTTGGTAGCAGGAAATTGCGTTACAACATATGTATTATTATTAATGATTTTTTCTTGTGTTTTTTGCATAATGACACTCCAAAAAAAGGCGGCAATAAGCCGCCATATTTCAAACAAATCGACTGACAATATTATTAATTACCAGCAACAAATGGTACCAAATTGTCAGTTTCTATTATCCATTCGCGTGAACCCAATTCGCGACCGAATTCTGAATCGGGTACTTTTACAATCCAAGCGGTTTCTGCGGAATACAAAGATAACCCGGAATTGTCTTTTACGAGAACAGGAAAAATTCCGCTGTTTGATAATTCATCGGCGGTTGCTAAAGCTGATAGTATTGAATTTGAATCCGACGATTGACTCAAAGTCAAAGTTATTCGTCCTGATTTATTACTCGATTTTGCCCGTGTACCTTCGCCATCAGTGCCAATGTGCAATGCAAATGCATCGGCATTTCTTGCGATAGTAATGAAACTTCCATCAGCAAAACCGGTCATAGAAAAACCGCCGATTATGATTGCAACTTGCGATGGGTCGTATGTTTTTACTGCCATAATTCAATTCCTTTCTTATATTGAAACCGTTCCACGGATTTGAGTTTTATGTACTGCGCCTGCGAGGGTGGCAGCAAATGTAATTCCTGGCAAATATCGCAATGCTTTATCGGCAGGTGATACATCGGCAACCTTTGGCACCGTAACTGTGAATTCGGGATCTGCGGCAAGTAATCCAACGGCTACACCTTGCTTTAGTTGCGCCCTCAGTTCGTTCTCGATAATAGCAACACCGGCATCAGTAAAAGGAATCTTTTTAAGCTGAACTAGTTTTGCATAAACCCTTTCTTCGATACGGGCCTGCAACCAGTCTATTCCGATGATAATATCGATGAATTCACCGCTTGCAACAATGCCTTCTGCAGTGATATTTACACCGCCAATAAGCTCATAAGTGTTGCCGTTTTTACCCTTAATTGCAGTTGATTCGCTTGCGGAAAGGTTATCAACAGTTGCGCCTGCAATGGTTTTAAATTTGAAGGTCGCGCTTCCAGGATCTTCGGGCAGCATTTTTCCAAGCCAACCGGCATCGATAAAATCATCAGTGGTCGGATAATGCGCAATAACAACCGAGCGATCGTATGCTGCGGCCTTAAGTTTATATGCAACATCACTTGTTTCAACTGCCGATTTACAGTTTGCATCATTCGAACGCGCAAAAAAGATTTTACGTCTGGCTTCAATCCAGGCCGCGGCTGTCATTTGGCTTGCTAATGTTCTTATTGTAAGAGTTAGTGCATACCAGTCATCGCTTTCTAACACTATAGCATCAAGAGCCGTAACGACCGTTTTTTCTGGCGTTGGATTAGTGAGCGTTGCAGTTAAACCAAGCGTTGTTGTAACAACCAAAGTGGAAACTGTTAATGATGTTCCAACGTCCGCTGTTATTGTAATAGTAAAATCTGGGGTGCCAGCAACCACGGCACTGGCAACACCGGCAACGGCATCGATTGCAGTCGCAAGAGCCGCGAGTGTTGAGGCAGTGCATACAGTCCCATTTACCGTAACGCTTATCGAATCTGCGCCAGCCATAGCTTGGTTACAATCGATTAAATAAACAGCGGCTGTTAATGCCTCGGCGCGTCCAATTGCAAGCCTATTTGGTCTTGGATTTTGGGAAAACGCTGCAGTTGCTGCTTTATATTCTTCATCACTAGTTGCGAAATCCGTAGCAACACCGTCCATATCCTCATAAAAACGTATTCTCTCTGGAAACGTTGCATTAAAACCAAGAATCATCATCGTCCCAAAACCGGCTTGCGAAACACTGGCGGTTTGGCGAGTTATCTGAACATCAACAATACTAGATAAACCCATTTTGTACCCCTTTCATTTATATATTAAATAGTACAACAAAACTTTAATTCCCAATAATATTTGTTTCGCCAAATCCGGTGACTTCAGTTTTTGTGATGTAACCGGTATTGTCAGTTGATGTTGAAGTTACTAAAAATTCAACATCAAACGTGTATATTTCATCAAATTTTGTTTCCATAAATTTGGTTAAATTTACTAAATTTCCTTCATTGGAAATTGAAATATTTGATGCCCTAAAAGATGCCTGCACACTTGGTTTTCCAAGTGAAAAATTCAAATCATATGCTTTTTGATAAATGGAATCACCATGAACCGTAACAGTCAAAACAAGTCGTCGATGCCCGGTAATTTCTGGCACCCCGGCAGTAGTCGTTAGCCGCAATTCGTCGGCACCGGCAACGCGATATGGGCCATTCAATCTTAAAGTTACATAAGGTCGTGGAGGCCGAGGTGCCGCCTGGTCGGCCCATACGACGGGTGAACCTCCGACATTACTATTTGCCCATGAATATATCGCCGTCTTAATTGTTGAGATATTCATGCCTCTACCCTCATAATTAACGCTTTAAAATATGAAAAATCATATTCCCATTTTTCGATTTTTTGTACTTCGAAAACTTTTCCCTGGAATGAAACCAAATCGGCTTTTTTCCCTGCCGATTCATCGACTGTAAACAATTCGGTTGCGGTGTAAATTTTATATATTTCTTTTGCGCGTTGTAATTCTGATAAGCTTAATTGCTCACGTCCCGATAATGGCTGTATAGAGCCAACCGCTGAAATTGTGGTTATGGCACCGGGCGAATAGGTGCCATTCGTATAAGTACCGGCAGCTTTTCGCGTGATTGTGAAAGGCTCAGAAAATCTTGCAATCAAATTTGTCGCGTTCGCAATACTCATCACTCGCCCTTCATTTCAACTGTATATGTTATTGATTGAACTAATTGACCAGTGTCTATTAGAGGTGTTTCGCCAGTCCTGCCAGCAACCGTTTTGTTTTGTATTGTTGATTCTGCTAATTCTGGCGGTATGCCATCATAAATTTTTTGCTTTACATCACTAACGATTTTTTGACCTAAAATTTCTAATGCAGTTTTTGTATCCCAAACGCCTTTGGTGATTTCTGTTCTCAATTCTTTAACGATATTAGTATATTTATTACGGTTTTCGTCAAGTGTTGAACGTAAAAATGAGCGTTCGGGTACGCCCAAACCAAATTCATGAAAATTGGCAATTTCTACAACCGTTATACCAGATAATTTAGAAATACTTCCATCATAATTTCGAACAGTTTTATCATCACTTGCATCTTTACCTTGTACCCCGATTTTTACAAATGGTTTTTGTTCCAGTTTTTTTAATTCTGAATTAAGTTTTTTAAACCCAAAATCTTTATCTGAAACATTTTTTGCCATATCATAAAACCAACGGACTAATAGGCAATGATTTTCTTAACCGCAAATATTCCTGCCCGTAAGTCGTGAGAGAATATTCGCTTGCGTTTGCTATTGATATTTGAGCATAAGATCGAGAAAGGTCACCGACACTTTCCTGGGTTACTGGCCCGGCGGCACCGGTGCCACCTCGGCTAATTAATGTGAGCAAATGAGCCGTGAGATATGCAACACCCAATTCGCTTTTATTTCCCCAAATGGATACATTCACCGATAAGATAGCCTGGTCAATATATAATTGAATAAAGGCATCACTTAACGATGAAAATTCTGGAAAATAAGATTTAATCAATGCAGGCGTCATAATACCTCACAAAAACATTTCTGTTTTTTCGTTTGTTACCGGAGTTTCAATCTGCTTAATTTGGGTTTCAATGGTTTTTAAAACCGCCGCCCTAGTTTCATTTGACTGCCATTTTTTTAGCAAATCAATATCCCAGGTAGCTTTAATTATTTTATTGGCTTGCGTATAATGCAATTGATTTAGGGATTCGCTAGCTTTTTCTGCGTCATCGCCGTCAAGAATGACTTTTAGATTGCCATTTTCTAACATGCTTTTTATTACGCTTATAGATTTCATGCTTTCCCATAGTTCATTATCAATCTGATTAACGCCAGGTCTTAAAATAACGTTCTTCGGTTGATACCCATTTTTAATCTGCAAATTACTAACTCCGGTTACATTTGCACTTGTATTTTCAACTAAAATCATTTCAGACACTCCATAAAACCATTAGATACCAGATACAATATTCACGGCCATTGGATAATAAATCAATACGCCGCCGATTCTTTGATGGCAGGGTACGATATATTCAAGACCTTGCTCTTGCTCAGCGAATTGCTCAAAATCTTGTGGAATTTCGAGAGTAAGAACGTCTGGGTCACGGCGGTAACAAACCATAACATCAACGCCATTTACACCAACACCTTTTAGTTCATTTACCCATTCAACGGTTTTAATATATCCGTTATTTTCGAGGAAATATTGCAGAATGGTTTTGTCAGACTGCGATGATCTAGGTGTTGATTTAATATAGTTGTATTGCTCAAGTGGCAATAATAATGTATCTGGAATTTCTACACCGTTTGTTGATTCCACGATGAAGTTAGCCGCACCATTGAGATCGAGAAGAATCTCGTCAGGTGTTTTGTTCGACCACAATGGGCTTGCACCAACGCCGTTTGGAACAACGGTTTGGGTCACATTTGGATTATTCAAAAATCCAACCAAGCCAGTTGCGGAATCGCCAAAATAAGCAATGGAATTTTCTTTTTGAAGAATTGCCCTTTTTGCGGCATTGGCTTTACGGGATTGCAAAGGTTTTCCTGCCATAGCTGCCGAACGGATTTCTTGAATATTGTACCCGTAGGCGCAACCGAGAGATTTAATTTTTGCAGTATATTCTTTTCCAGTAATGTCGGCGCGAGGCAAATCATTTCCGTAAGCAGAAATAATTTTTGCCATTCCGACTTGATCATATTGCTGATAAACAATACTTTCTGCGCCTGGGCCAGCTTCAAATGAAACAGGGATTAACCGGCGGCATTTCAGCTCTGGATATTTAACATCGTAGGTTTTTGCCTTAATTGATTCCAATTCACGTTGGAAAAAAATAGTTTCATTAGCATCTAATCTCATTTTTGCAGTCATATTTTAGATCCTTTCTTAATTCATTAGGCCAGCGGTTTTTAATGCTGAAATTATAGCGTCAATTTTTCCTTCAGTAACATCAAGACGACCTTCGATTAATCCCATTAAAGTCGATACGGCGGACTGGTCTGCTTTTGCCAATAATCCGGCCTCGACTTCGGTATCAGAAAATACAGCATTTAAGGGTACTGCAACTGGCGCAGTTAGTGTGAGAGCTGATGTAGTTCCAATGGGCGCCACGGCAGCAACATTTGCGATCAAATCGACAGAAACAAGGGCATATCCGCCAGCACTTGCAGCGGTTAAAAATCGGCAACCAGGCAATGCAATACAATCAGTGGAATCGACAGCATTTCTAAATGCACCTGCGCGCTCAGTCCCGGTAGCGACTGCGCGAACATAAACAGGATCTTCGGCGGCAACCTGCACTTCGGGTTTAACTACAATCACGCCTCGGCGAATCACGGAAACAGCGGATTGCTCTTTATAACCAGCAACGCCATTATTTATCATATCGGCATGAGTAAATACGGAAACACCGATAACTTTATCGGAAACAGAGGAAAGGCGTTTGCATTCATTTTCACTATTGCCCAAGGCAACCGCAAGGCCAAATCCAATAGTTGCATTGGCAACATAAGCGACATCATTTGTGAGGGAAAGATTGGTTTCGGATTCTGCAACTGTAAAATCCTGCCCGGCGACTTTGCTTTCAATATAAAATTCATCAGAATCTTTTACAAAAGCTTGGCAATAAAACCTTGCATCACTAGCATTAATTGCTGCAATTAATCCATTGCGTTTTGTGGTAACAGTACCAACGGCACCCTCGTTATAACTTGCGGTCGTAACAACCCCAGTGGGACTAGTCAAACTGATAGTTAATTCTTCATCAGCGGCGGTATCAACACTGACAGTGTAACGTTTTTTAACTGAAGTACCATTAACATAAGATCTTACCCATGGGCGATCAATTTCGGCGAGTAAACCCTCAACTGCAAGGGCTTGGCTGGTATTATAATTCAATTGGCTCATAATTTATTCCTTTCTATTTTAGCTTTTCCAAGCGTTTTTATCAGTTTCCATTGATTTTGTTCTTG